GCCATTGGCAAGAAAGGTTTTGTATATTTGGTTGAAGGTCAGTTTGACGTGCTATCGCTCCACGCCTCGGGCGTAGAGAATGTCATTGCGGGCAGTGGCACGGCCTTCACCGACGAGCAAGTGAGACTGATAACGCGCTTCACCCAGCAGGTGGTGATGATATACGATGCCGACCCAGCAGGCATTAAGGCTGCGCTTAAGAACTGTGAACTGCTGCTTAAGGCTGGTGTTAACGTCAAGGGCGTCCGCTTGCCTAAAGGAAAAGACCCGGACGATTTCGCTCGCGAGAACAAGGCGCAAACTGAAAAGCTGTTGAAAGACAAGACGGAAACTTTTCCAAAACTGTTTAAAAAACTGCTGCTCCCACGTGGCGAGAATACTCCTGACGTGATAAATGATGTGCTAAATGACATTGCATCGTTGGTGGCCAACGTGCAGGAAAGCACCTTGCGGATGGGATATATGAAGGAACTGGCCAAGGATTTTGGAATGAAGATCGACCTTATCGATCGCAAGGTGCGCGATTTACGACGGAACATTGCCGATGTGGCTGAGAAGGCTGTGATGCAGCCAGGCTTGTTTGGCATGGATATGCTGCAGGAGAATGTGGAGAAAGATAAGCCAGCCTTGCTCACTTGCATATTCCAGAACTTCCTTGACAAGTACGGAGACGAACCGATTATCTATGTCTCCGGCGTACCCACGCAAACAGACATTCAAGAGTTGCGCAAGGTATACGGCTACTTCGTGGCAGATGCGGAGGGTTGCGCGATTAAGGATAACGGTGAAGAGGGAAATTATCTACGTGCACTCCGCGAGATATATTGTGGTGGTGTAACCAACTTATCCCTATCGAGAGGCGAGTTCAACGAGCCTTTCATCAATTTCTACATCAGACTTCACGGGACGTTCCTGGACGGTTTCCTGGGTGATAAGGTTCCTGTTATTGCCCGATGCATTGAATTGACCAGTTACGCGGAAGAGTCAGTAGTTACCATCAATAAGAACTCTTATTGCGCCCAACTGGGTATAACGAAAGGGCAGTTCGACGATATAAGGAAACCGTTCGCAGCCAAGCGGAAAGCAACTATTGCCATCAATATGCAGGGCGACAGCCTTGGTACTGACGATTTCGACCCAGACAACCTTCCAAAATATGTGGAAGACAGCGAGGAATATTCCAGCATGTTTCGCGAATGCAAGTATTTCCCTCGATTGAACAAGAAGGGTGACCCCGTATGTTACATGTTCCAAAATAAGAACGGTAGCGGATTTACGCAAGTAGGTGACTTCTTCATGACACCACTGTTGCACATATACAGCGACGACTACGAGCAGAACAAACGAGTGTTACGCATCAACCGTAGGTATTATCCAACACCGCTGTATATCGAAGTTACTTCTAAGATGCTTTTAAAGAAATCATCAATAGAGGAGGTGTTAATTAACCTCGAGGCGGTGAACTTCACAAATGGCGAGGAGCAGCACTGGACGAAGATACGCGAGTACATGAGCCGGCATTTCGTGATGTGCTCCGAGGTTCAGGTCTACGGCAATCAGCAAGAGGAAGGCACTAGCCGAAAAACGGACGGAATGTTCTTTGCCTTCTCAAACGGTATATTTCACTTGGTGGATGACAAGCCCACGTTTAGTCCGATAGACGAGCTAGGTGTTGTGGCGCACAATAAGAAAAACTATTACCTCCCTGCCTTTTCCACCATCTACGCGGGTAGTGGACGTCAATCGGATAAGTATGAACTCATTTCTCAGCTTGTATACAAGGAAGTGCCCTTTGATAAAAGAGTTTCATTTGAAAAATGGGCTGACCTAATGAATCAAGTATACAAGATTAATGATAATGGTAAGTGGGCCACACTGTATGCGATTATGTGCGCCTTCCGCAGCAATATCCACTGTATCGACAGGTTGTTTACCGCCCCGTTCTTCATGGGACCGATGTCGTCAGGAAAGACGCAGATAGGCATATCCATTCGCTCGTTGTTCATATCGCCAACAGTGCCGATATTCAACCTTAATACAGGTACGGACGCAGCCATGTCCACCATCATGGGAACGTTTCGCGACGTGCCAGTGGTGCTGGACGAATATAACAACAAGGACATCTCCAACGTGAAGTTCCAGGCTTTGAAAGGCATCGTGTACGATGGCGACGGAAAACAGAAACGCCGGGGCGTATCGGGCAGGGAAATAGAGAACGACAAAGTGTACGCACCAGTGGTAATCTGCGGCCAAGAAACGCCACAACGCGACGATAACGCCTTGATGAGCCGCGTCATAATCTGCGAGGTGCCGAAGCCGAAGAACCGCACGCCGGAAGAAACAAGACTGTTCGAGGAACTCAAGCGCATCGAGGACCCCAACAAGGTGGGCTTGTCTAACGTGTTGCTCGACATACTGGCACTGCGCCCTCAGGTGATGGACCACTTCCGCCAGTTGAAACAAGAGGCTTACGAGGAACTGAAGCAGGATGTGGTAAACTCGGGTGAGCGCGACCGTCTTATGAAGACTGTTAGTCTTTTTCTCGGCATGCTTAAACTTATCGAGCGACATACCGACCTGATGCTGCCTTTCACTTACGAAGAATTCTTCAAAATTGCCCAAGATAAGATTGAGTTCCAGCTGTCGCTCATCCGCAGCACGGACAAACTGGCCATCTTCTTCAATGCCATGGATGTAATGATAGATACAAAGGCCGTTGTAGAAGGCCGCGACTTCCGCATCGAGCAGCCCACGAAGGTAACTGGCACAGACGCACAGGGCAACAAGAGGACATTCACGTTCGAACCCGACACCCAGGTGATGTTCATTCGTCTCTCGGCCATCTTCAGTTATTTCGAAAAGGCAGGCATGAACACCGAGAATACCACGCTTTCCACGCTCGAACAGAACCTTCGCTCACATCCATCGTATATAGGTACGGTTTCGTCGCATAGGTTTGAGTGGAAAGAAACTATCGAGGTGGCGCGTAACGATGCAGAGGAAACCATGGTGAAGCTGCGCAAATCTAAATCGAAAATGACAAGTGCCATTATTGTTAATTACGACCTTTTCAAGATGATGTACAACCTGGATTTTCGTCGCGACCCTGCATTCACGGAAACCACTGCTGCACCCCAAGAGGAAGACGACAGTAACAAACCATTCTAATTATTTTGACCATCACACTGCAAGCAAGGATAGCCCCTTTGGGAGCTATCCTTTTTCTATGGCACTACAACGTTGGGTAAGCATTCTTCTAGCGTTGGGTAAACATTCTTCTAGCGTTGGGTAAGCATATCATTATAAATATATCTATTTATCATAATATAGAAAAAGAGTATACCTCCCCAATCTACATACAAAGTTATAAAATCGCCTTGCCATTTCTGCAGGAAGAACAAACATCGCACCAGTTTCCAATTTTACTCCTTTCACCTCGACAAAAACCCCCGAACCCCCAAATTTGTCAAAAGCAAAGAAAAACATCCTTTTCGCGGAGATTTTTTCAAAAAACCGCGTCCTACAATCCTACAATCCTACAATTCTACTTCATTATTATTTATAGCTTATATGTATGTATATATATATCAGCGTATTATGTTGTTTTTTGTTCTTTCGTGATTTTTGTAGGTTTGTAGGTCGGTGTAGGAAATTGTAGGAAATGGCACTTTTGAATAAAATTTGACGGCAGAAAGTGTGAAACCTACAAATCGGGCATTTGTAGGTCGTGTAGGACGTGCTTTTGCCCCTTTGTAGGTCGAAATTTAAGTGTAATAATTTGCGTATATTATTGATTATTAGTATCTTTGTAAAATATCGTACACGATGTGTAGGATTGTAGGATTGTAGGAACACAAAATCATCAAAATGCTCATGGAAAAACAAAAACGCTACTTAAAAAGGGTAATTTCGATTAAAATCGAAGATTATCTGGCCGAGTACATTACGGCCAAATTCAAAAAAAACGAAATGCATGGTGGAATCGAAATTCCATCGAGTAATGATTTGTACTATTGCCTCTGGTATCACATGGCGAAGCCAACCGACAAGAGCCGACCAAGTGATGAAGGCAACCTTCGAATAGCATTGCCATGTAGGCGAAGTGGTTCACCTGAAGGCCCGTGGAAAGATCCCGCCTATTACAACCACATTCCCCAGGCTGGTGTGCGTGAAGTGGAAGCCTGTATTCGGCTTCAGTTCAATTTCGAACTTCATCGTGCTTTGTTGGAGAATGAAGAGTTTGGACATGAGAGACGAAACCTCGACGTCATCTATGAGTTTATCCGAACCTATAATCTCAGGTCCATCTCATCGGATGCCTTGTTGAAGAACTACTACCGTTACCGCTCACGCATCAGGCCAAAGCGCACACGGGGATATAAAAGGAAATGAATTTAACAAATATTAATACATACCAATCCCTCCTTTTTGTCACTAAAAAAACAACATCATCATGAAAGAATTCACATCCCTCATCACAGTAGAGCCGACTAACGATGTGACGAGTAAAAAATATGCCTTCTATGCGGACCATTTCGAATTCATTCCGACCGCAACCGAAGATGACAACGGACTGCTTTGGCAATGCGACAAAACATTCGTTATTGATATGCCTCCGCTAGAAATAGCCAAAGTATTCGCCATTGCGCGCTCAGCCATCGTCACGCTGCATGTGGCCAAAGGTCAGCCCGTGCAGATTGGCACAGCTACCTTTCCCGCACGTGTGCGCATCTCGCGCCACCTAACCCGCGCCCACCTGATAATCATATCTAAAATGCCCGTTGACCCCTTCGGATAGTCTTTTGTAACACATATATATAGGAGTAGTTTTGCGATAAAAAGAAACGTTCATGAACGAACTACAGCAACTACTTCTATCGGGCAAACCACTCCATATCACAACTGACGGATTCCGCCAGGCCATGTTAACCGCCTTCCCATTGTCTGGGAAAGTGGAAATACCCGAAGTTCGAAATGACCTCGGACTGTTATCTACAGACCAACTCGCCTACTTGGCGGATCACACTTGGTACCAACTGGAGACACATGAGGCTTTAAAGAAACAGCTAGAGGCAATAAGACAGGATAACTCTCAGCCAGCCGTTACCCTCACCGATGAGTATGCCAATGAGGAGATTCCAGAGAACTCCATCGCATACCATCGTGTGTGGGGAACGGTCATGTCGGACGCTTATTGGTTCTTTTCTACAAAACAATTGGCGGCCGACCTGATGACGGCCGAAGCCAATCCACAAATCACATGCCACTTCCTACACGTGAACTCACCTGGAGGAGACGCATGGTTTCTCGACCGACTTGACGAAACCCTGCGCGCCTGCACAAAACCCATCATCACCCTTTACGAACACCTGTGTTGCTCGGCCGGCTACTACATCGCCTGCCACGGCAACCGCGTGTATGCCTTGACGGCCAATGATTATGCCGGCTGTATAGGTACGATGTGCAGCTTCTACGATTTTCAACCATACTTTGAAAAGCTGGGTATCAAGCTTATCGAGGCGAAGGCCGACAAGTCGGATTTGAAGAACAAGACCTTCGATGACTTGCGCCAAGGAAAACCTGCGCAGTATGTCGACGATTTTCTCAATCCGCTCAACGAACAGTTTCTGGCATGCGTACGTTCCATGCGTTCGGGACTTACCGAACTCGGCGACGACGCTCCTGTACTTCGTGGCGAAACTTATCTCACGGCCGAAGCAGTAACCACCGGGTTGTGTGACGGTACGCGCACATTCGCAGAAGCCATTGCCGAAGCTGTCGTCATGGGGGCGGAGTATACAGAGGCGGAGAAGACAAAACGCTCTATATATAATATGTTATAATCAAAAAAAAAA